AACTGGTTCTTCCACGGTGCTTTCAGGCAGAATCTCATACTTGAAATTCAGACGATGAACCTCCTTGTTCTGCATCGGATCCATTTCCTTCTTCAGATCCCATGTAGAGTAGAAGAACCTCAAGCCAGAAAATGTCCCGTCTGTGATCTCCACAGCCCACAGATCAGCCTTAGTGGTGTCTCTGGCACCATTCGCATCCATCGGGTAGTACGGCACATATCTGTAGCCAGCTTTGGCGACGATAGTCTCACTCATCTAGTTCCTCCACCGCATCTTTTAAGTCTATCATAGAATGGGCTTCAAGTCTATACTTGTCTTGAATCTTTCGTTGGAAGTCTTTGTTTGCCAGAATCGGCATCCAAAATTCCTGATCGTTTGTTTCGCTTTCGCGATACATTTTGCCAGACAGTTCACCTGTCTCCATATCGACCTGTTGGTACCACCCATTCTTCGGCTTCTGAACAAAGCCAAATTCCAGAGCAACTTCTAGCAAACCAGACCAAGGAGAAATGCCGTTATTGAATCCTACTTCGATAAGGATCTTGCTCTTCTCCTTTACGAAGCGCGACTTCTCTACGTTGATCACAAACTTGTAACCGACAGTCTCAGTGCCTTCCTTGTCTTGCTGACGACCAAGGAACCACACAGTGTCGGCCGAGTACATCGGACCCGTGCCGCCGCCCATGATGTCCTTAGGGAACAACCCGATTTCCTTGTATGTGTGATTGGCCACGAACATCGGAATATTCTTCAACATCAGATGCGGGGTCACCATTCTGAACAACGACTTCAATTGCTTTGCGCGAGTCATGTCCGCAACGGACTTTTGCTCTAGCGCATCTTCCACTTCCTTCTTCGACGCGAGGTTGCCGATAGAATCGATAACGATGATTAGATGCTCGTCACGACCAACCTCCTGCAACTGCGTCATGATATCGAACTTCAATTGCTCTACGTCGGTGATCGGACTATGAACGACTCGTTCCATATCGATCCCAAAACTCTGGAAGTATCCTTGCGGAGTACCGAATTCTGAATCGTAGAATAGGCAGATTGCGTCTGGGTACTTCTTAAAGTACGCAGCAACGAACAGCAACGCAAAGCCAGTCTTGAAATGCTTGGACGGACCCGCGAGTGCCGTAAGACCCGGCGTAAATCCGCCATCCAATCGTCCAGCCATAGCAACGTTGATCATGGGGATCGAAGTTACGATCATGTCCCTATCCGAAAACAACTTCGATTCGGACAACGTTGCTGTATGATCCAGCGTTGAGTTCTTGGTGAGTTTGTCGCGTAGCGACGAGGTGAAACTAGACTTGTTTTTGGCCATCGTATTTTCTCCGTGTATTGTGTATTATATCTCTAACCGAATAGATCGTCAACCGTATTGACCTTCTTATGTGTCCACCCGATACATGACAAGATGCTATCTAGAGGTTCGATGAACGTCTTATTGAACATGACCTCATAATCTATGTATGCATGTAGCCCCAATTCCTTTGGTATGGAACTAGAAAATGCAATCGTGTTTTCGCGAATGATATTCGGTACCTTCAAATACACAAACTTGATCTTGTCGCCTTCTTGAATATACCGATACTTCTTGTCCAACTTGTTCCTCTTGATCAAATCATTGTACACCAGTGCTGCACGAACCTGCATCGGACATCCCTTTTCGTAGACCGTGGTGGACGACCGATACTTGTCCAATCCATTCACCGATCGAGGGAAGGAAATGTCTTCGGGCAGACACTGGTTGAATTTGTCTTGCTGCTCGCTAACATACTTCCAAAGTGCCTCTTGTTTACCATCCATCAAGACCTTGATTGCGCCCTTCAGCATACCACGAACGACTGCTGGAGTCGATGAACGAACAACCTCAAGACCAGTGACCTTGATCTGCGGTTCATGGAACCGCACACCTTCGCTATCGTACACGCGAAGCGCATACCGCTTCTTTGCTGTCCAAAAGCCATAGTCCGCAATAGACTCACGCTTGAACGAGATTGCGTTCCGATATGCGTGGGTGTAGTCTGCGATATCTTGACACGCCTTGTCCAGAATCGGCGACAGCTTTTCAGAACACACCTTGTCTAGGAAGTTGACTACCTTGTTTACGTCAGGGTCTGGTCCCATAACCTTCGTCACCAGATCGTCCAAAGTCACATACACCGAGTCAGTGTCGCACGCGATGACGTATGCCTTTGGCACCTCATTTTTCAGTAGCTTGTTGAGGTAATCGTTGACCGTATTCTCCATACGCTGAATGATCATCTGACCAGACAACGTGATAGCCTCAGCAATACGAATCGAAAAGAACCTGAAGTAGGCGGAGCCCGCAGCACCATAAAGAGAGTTCAGCGAAATCTTACGAGCCATTTGATAGACGTTGAAGCGAGACATTTCGTCCTCATACTTCGGGTCATGTGTCTCCTCAAACTTCTTCTTGGCTTCGATGAACTTCTTTTTGTAGACCTGACGATCATTAAAGAACTTCTGCACTAGCTCAGGAAAGAACCCGAGGTGGTCATTGCTGAAATGAACACCATTCGCTGCCATGCCATGCCCATGCATGTGAGGCAAATCGTACTTGGCTTCGATCATATCGTCCACGCGAACCTTCTCGTCGCGGTCAGGAGCAGTGATCGTGTCTGGTGAAATGTTGTACTGCAAAACGAGAGACGGATAAAGCGAGGTCGCGTCGAACGACACCACCCACTTATACGCACCGATCTTTGGGTCCTTTACATACGCACCCGCATACGCTTCTGCCTTCATGCCTTCTGGACGAGGCGGTAGCGCAATCTTCTTCCGAAGCAGGTGGTTGAAAATCAACGCATCCCAGAATCGTACTTGGGAGAACACCTCCTCGTAGTTGATCTTTGCGTCATATGCCATCGTGACGCATAGCTCAATCATGCGTAGCTTTTTCTCCAACCGATACACCAGCCAAACGTCGCGGTTGTTGTACTCCATGTACTTCTGGAAGTTTTCCTTGTACAGGTCATGCAGGGAGTCATACTCCTCATATGACAACTTCTCCTCGCCCAATTCTATGGACGCAATGTGTCCTAGGGTGTATGACTCCTGCGCACTGTAGGTGAACTTGCGGTAGAGTTCCAGATAGTCGAGAATGGCGATGCCACCAAGCTCGTAGTAGTTCTGCTTCCGACCAAACTTCTCAGTCTCGCGGGGCTTGAGGTACCACATGCCCATCTTCTTGGAGTTCTCGGGACCAAGTACACGTTCGATACGATTGACCAGATAGGGTATGTCAAAATACTTGACGTTCCAACCAGTCACAATGTCGGGATAACTTGCCGTCCAGTGCGAGATAAAGCGCACCAGCAACTCGCGTTCTGTATTGCACTTGACATACTTGACGTTTTCATGATGCGGTACATAGTCGCCGCACCCGAAGGACACAATCGCCTTCGTCGCCCTATCCATTACCGTGATAGCAGTGATTTCCTCGGGCGCGGTATCGACATTAGGAAAGCCGTTCTCCGACTTCACCTCAATGTCGATGGTTGAAATCTTTAGCTGGTTAATGTCCCACTGAATCGTCTCCTCAGGAAACTCCTGAGAGATATAGCCTAGCGTGTAATGCGTCTGGCCATAAATGCGGAAATTGTCAACCTCAGCGTACTCCTCAACGAAGTCGCGGGCGTCAACAATCGAATCGAATTCGACGGGAGAAAGGGGAACACCTAGGTGGGAACGCCACTCGCTGGGATTGTCGGATTCGACATACAGGGTGGGTCCAAATCCAGTACGCTTACTAAAGGTCTGACCATTGTCATACCCTCGCGCATAGATTTTGGTTTTGTACTGCGCTACGTTAGTGTAGAATTTCACAAAGACCTCTCACAAACAACCATTATACAGTAAGCAAAAAGCATCGTCAAGTAATCTTCTTATTGGTCACACCGAACATCGCCTTGGTGTGCCATTGTCCTCCGATTTGCCTTTGGTAGAAATGATCCTTTAGTTCTGGATGCTTTTGAATCTCTGGGTCATCTTCTGGTGGGCGACGAATCTCATCCCCGTTAGCCTTAGAAATCTTCTTCACATGATCATAAGGTATTGCGTAGTGCTGAACGAATCCTGGTGGGGTATGCTTCTTCATGAACGCTAGCGCGGGGCCTGACTTCTCACCGTAGCTTCGGTGCATGTCATGCGTCATGATTTCTGCCATACGCTTCTTGCCTTCAACAGTACCATCAGTGCCCGCAGCCACAGACTTGCGACCCTCTTTGTCCTTGTACAATACTACCGAGTTGATTCTGCCGCCAGTCTTGCCAACCTTCCACATTGTGATCTTCTCAATCATTTCTTCCTTCGAAGAAAATCCCGAGCCATGGATGCCACCGATCTTCGCATACGAATGCTGAAGCATATCCCAAACAGCATCGATGTGCTTCTTCTTTAGTTCTGTATGCTGCGGTAAGAGGTTGGTAAACCCCTCTTGCAGGGCATCTAGATCCTCGACGTATTGCTTAAACTGCTTCATACCTGTTGAATTTTGTGTATGTGCCTTTGTTCATTCAATGCCGTTGTGGGCAGTGTGTCTTGATACACTTTCAACTTCTTGTCCGTCGAATCGCACTTCACGATATGGATAGGTGGACCAGAGTTAATGTCCAATCGAACGGCCCTGACCGTTGCTTCGGCAATGTCCATGCCCATAGCCAGATACGCCAGCGCAAAATCACCACCAGTGCCATCGCGCCAGAAGTCAGACTCTATCGGAAATGGATAGAGGTCTTCATCGACCATGTAAGGACCACCCCACCAAACGAATGCACTAAAATTGCCTGACAGCTTTGGCTTGTCTGTCAATGCATACAGCTCATGAATGGTTTTCATCTTCTGCAACTTGAAGCGCAGCCATTCACCAGAACCACCATCGCCTGCCGTTGCTACAATGACGTTGCGTTTTGGGAACAGAATCTTAGAACCGAACCCATGATAGTTCTCGCCAAACGTCACTCGCGTATCGGCAGCAAGCATCTTCGATTTGTTGCAATAAACGAGTGTCGTCATATTTAGCTTACCTTACTTGATTCGGTGCAACGTTGCTCCAGCAGGTGGAATGTCATCTGGCTTTGCAATGACCAACCCGCTGCCAAAAAGCCGCTGATACTGATTCATCAGGTCAGCAACTGGCTCTGCCATGTAAACCATATGCGATCTAGAAATCTTGATCGTCGTGCCAGCAGCAAACGGACACCAAGGACGCAGTTGCACGCCAACTCGTTCTGGGTTGCTTGGGTCTGCGAGCAGCATGATGACACAAGCATTTTCGACCGTAAGAGTACCAAAATCTTCCATAATGTCAACTGGCTCCTTCACGTTGCCAATGACATCCTCACCATTCAAGAAATGCATGATCTGAACGTTGCTCATTATATCTCCAAGTTGTTGAAACTCTTGGAGGCCTTTCGGCCTCCAATTTATTACTCTGCTAGAAACTGCTTACTAGAAGCAGGTTCTTCTTCTTTGATTTCAATCTTTCGGGTCTCATCTTGTGTCACCATTCTTTCAAGATAGACTCGCAAAAGACCATTCAGGTAAGACGCATTCTGTACGACCACCGAATCTTCGACCAGAAATTCTCGCCTAAAACCGCGCGTAGCAATGCCACGCAATTGGTAGTTCTCGGCATCTTCACCATTCTGGACACGACCTGTAATCGTCAATGCATTCTTATGCAAGGTGATTTCTAGATCATTCTTACCAAAGCCTGCAACAGCCATTTCGATGACGTACTTATTGGCGCTTACTTTGCGCACATTGCATGGGGGCCAATTCGGCACCGTATGATTAGTGTACGGCATCTTCCACATATCATCAAATAACTTATCAAAACCAACAAACCATTCCTTGTAGTTAGTAGGAACTAGCGAGTTCATGACTTCTCCTTTGTTAAGCGAGATACAACAATTTGCGGCCCCGAAGGCACCGCGCCAATCGTCTATCCATCCAAGCCTGAATAGACGCCCTTCTTGCCGATAGTGTACTTAGACTCAAGGTTCCAATCACTCTTATCGCGGTGAGAAATCACCTTGATCAGACGCATTGGAGCCACATCGTTCAGGTACTCCTCGGCATTCAGAATCGTTACCAAACCCCAATCCGACAGCAGTTTGGCAATCGTGTTTCGACGTTGCAAATCCTTTTCGTCCATGTTGGTTTGTTTGCCGTCTAGGGCAAACAGTTCCTTGAAATGGACAATGTAGTATCGACCCTGCTTGTGCAGGATGTGGCAGGACTGGTAGAGCGTATTGCTTCGCTCAGATGCGATACCAATTCTGGTTAATGTCTCTCTGACTTTGAGGAAGTCATCTGGAGATGCAAGGGTAACTTCTAGAGGCTTATATTGCTCTAGTCCCTCGAATGATAATCCCAAAACATTAGGCTTCATGCTTTCCACCCCGATACAGTTTTTGCTTTATGTAATCAATTTGATCGGGTGTTAGAAGGTCTAAAACGTCTTTAGCTTTCTGGTCGCTATAGCCATAATATTCTTTGATGACTTCCAATTCACCCAGTTTCTCCGCTTTGAACCATTTGGAGAACCGCTTTCTAGCGGCTACACTATTTAGCAGAAAGGCAAATTGAAGCTTTTTGTCCAACCCGTAGTATCGGTTCATTTCATTCGCGTAGAATACTGTGTCGCGAAAGTAACTCAGACCACGGTTTACCATGAAGGGACTATACGCCTTTTCACTGGCGTCGTCTACAATCAGGTTCTTTTTGTTGTCATTGATCGCATTCAGATAGTCGAAGAAACTGGTTTCGGCCATAACTAGTCCTTGAATTGGACATTGATCATGACCTCGGTCAACATTGCCACCATGTTCAATTCTTGATCTACCACAAACGGAACCTTGAATTGATAATCAGCAAGGATCAGAACCAGCTTCGGAATCTCCCCTGCCTCAATGTACTTGGCAGCATGGTCATAGATCATCCGAATCAATCGATTCGGATCATTGTCACCGTTGTGCGCGACCCACTTGCGCATTTCAGTCCAGTCCTTACCTTTGAGGTGCCTGCACAGCAAGGCAAGATTGTCCTCAGACAAGTCTACCAGAACGCCCTCGTCAATCTTCCCGCTGGCTGAATACCGTTGAAGCTCGTTCAGAACCCGACGATAGTCTGGGTAGTGCTTCATCAGCAGGCGAGCCACCGCATCCTTGTTGAACTCCACATTCTCTGACGAGAGGATGAAGCGGATCCGCTTCATGAAGGCAGCCAACATCGCCGGCTTGTCTTCCTTCGAAATGGTGAATTCAATAACGGTACACCGCGAATGCAGCGGTTCGATAATGCGATTCTTGAAGTTGCAGGTCAAGATGAATCGGCAATTGCTTGCGAATTCCTCAATGAACCCACGCAGTGCTGGCTGCGTTGACATTGGCTGCAAATAGTCAGCCTCGTCTAGAATGACGACCTTTGTGCCACCAGCCAACGACACTGTAGACGCAAAGTTTCTGATCTTGTCACGCAAGACACCAATACCAGAGTCTTCCGATGCGTTGATCATGAGGTAGTCGCACCCCAACTCCTCACACATAGCGCGAGCGACAGTTGTCTTACCGACACCCGCCGTACCCGCAAGAATCATGTTAGGGATTTCCCCCTTTGCAAGATGCTCCTTGAATGTTGCCTTCAATGCATCAGGCAGCACACAGTCATCGATGGTGCGTGGCCTGTACTTTTCGACCCACAGAAATTGGGCTCGTTCATTCATTTAGATACTCCTCAGCGTTCCTCAAGTAAGCAACGTTGTGCCGAAAATAACCCAGCCCTCGGTTGCATTTGGCGCAAAGCAATCCACGCACTTTGCCCGTATCATGACAATGATCTACTGCCAGCCTAGCAACCCTCTTTGCCTTTGGGTGCATAAAGGTTTCTGGCTGCTTACAAATAGCGCACACCCCACCTTGCTTCTCTAGCATTATAGCATAGTCAGACGCCCGCATGCGGAACTTTGTCCACAACTGTCCATTGTGTTTATATGCGTCAATAAACGCAGGGTCTTTGCCCTTCAGCCACGGCTCCCTTTTCGGGAGACATTCTTTGCAGGCACCAGTGCGGCCGTCCTTACAGTTGCCCTTGGCAAAATCTGAAAGAGGCTTAACTACACCACATCGCTTGCACTCCTTATTCATCAGCCACAATATTTGACGAGTCTCGTTACATCATAAGTGGTTTTACCGGTGACGTGTTTGTTCCACATTGAGGACACCTTATCCATGGAGCCCGTTGCGCTCTTACCGTCCATGGTGACGACTGCGTAATTTACTATTGTCGCGTTGAAGGCGTTTTTCCCACGATACTTAAGGAAAACCGTGCCTTCAGAAGTATAGCCGGCATCCGCTACTTCATATGAATTCGGATC